CGGCGCCGTGTAGCTTCTGGATGCTTTCTAATACTTGTTGTCATCTCAATGAGATTAGTAGTATCCCGTACCTACCATAAATCAAGGAGAGAGGACGCGGATCAACTACGTGTTCATAGCTCGGATTGTCAGTCCTTACTATATAACTAGTTAGGTTTGCGATTCGGGGTCAGCTTCCGTTTTACGGGAGCGGCTGACATCGACTTATTGAGAGAGTGCCACGCCTTTACTCGCAGCGGGACTAAAGACGGGACCTTAGCCTCCTTTAACGGAGACTTCGGTTTTGTCGATAGAACCGCTACGGGTAGAGACGCAGCTACCTTCTCAACTTCGTCGCATGCCGCTAGAACGCTATTTATTTCGTTCTCGCTAGGCATCACCGAACCACTGATCTTCGAGATCATTAACTTGATATCACCCATCTTAAAATCGAACGAGGCCTGTAGATCCTCGATAATATAATCACGCCACCACGCAAGAACCAACTCCTTCAATCTCCCCGTTGGGGGATAAGGAAGGTTTAGGTTAATCTCGAACTTCGAAAGGATTAGCGAAACTCGCTTCTCAATTCTAGGAACGAAATCAACCCGTATTCTGCGCAGGAGCGCTTTCTGTACCGAGTCTCTGCCTTTGACCTCAGCAGACCGGAACGCCTTTCGTCCAAAAGACGCCATAGTAAGCCAAGACCAAAGTGTTCCCTCAGGACGAACAGAAGAGGGATGCGAAATCAAGATTAACAGTGAGCGTAGTTTCCTCGGAAGTTTCCCCAAGATGCGGTTTCCCGCAGCTGAGGAAGCCCGAAGCCCTACGCCCATGTACTTACTAATCCGGAAGATCGAGGTGGTCTTTCCTGTCAGTCCTTCGCACGCCCGAATTACTTCAGGCACGAAGGAGACCCCAAGTAAGCCCACCGCCGCCCCCACAAGAGGGAAAGGAGTTACCTCCTCACCTTTGTAGAAGAAGCGTTTGGCAAACTCAAGGGACAGGTTAGACGAAACAATGGATTTATGAAATCCAATGTCCACCCCGATCTCCTTCATAATACGAACATACTCGGAAGCGACCCCGTTATTGGCTATAACGACATCGTCCCCAAGCACCGCATAATCAGGAAACCAGCTCCGCCACCCTACACGGTAGGCCGAAAATTGGACTATCGCATGGTGAGTTATCGCCAGCATAGCCCAGGAAGAGAGCGCACCCATAGGTTGACCTACGGCGTACTTTACGGTTCGGAATTTGTTGCCAAACGTCTGTGAAAACAGGCGGGGCAAAACATAAGACCGATCGCAAAGGACCGCACGCCAACTTTCTGCGTACGCTCGTCCTGCGAATGCTGCCAACAACCACTCTTGAAGCACTACGGGCAACCTATCCGTAGCTGCTGACAGATCATATGAATAGACCTGCCTCTGACCTTTAGTTTTACAACGCGCCACAAGATCCTTTACGGGCTTAACCTGATTAAAGGTTCCGTCCTGAGGGATCCGGCGGAGTATTGCGAAGAGGGCCAGATGCAGCGGGGATAGTACCCATTGTGTAAAAATGTCCACCATGGCGAAAAGTCGTATCTTACCGGGCTCTTCCCGAGTTCCTAACTTTCCAAGATCCTCCGCTGGACCAGCGGGGACAGGCTTCCCAGAACCTAAAGGATTCGGCTTGCGTCCACTTCGGATAGCTGAACGAAAATCTTTGATCTTCGCCCAGTTCTCCTCAGCGCACTGCCAAACCGGACCCTCGAAGTAATGGGTACAACCAGTGTAATGGGCTAAAGCCCGAAGGTGCATCAAGAGTTCAGGACGGGAAACCCATCCTAAAGCATCAAGAATTACATTCGAGATTGAGACCACTCCACCTCGGGAATTAGGACCCGACTTTAAAATGCATAACCGCCGAATCTTCGATTCAAGCTCTTTTATGACCCACCAGCTTCTGGCGCGATCTGCAGGATTAGCGAACTCGGCATATTCATCCGGGTACGGTTTATCCTCGATCTGTCCAGTTCGGTCGGATCTATAAACTAACTTGGTCGAAAATCGGGAAATCTTAAAGCAATCCCACAAGTATCGAAGGAAGACTTCATTTACAAAGTCTCTCCAATCCCAAGTGAGATCCTCTGAGATCTCCTTACCAGGAGTAATGATAGTCTTAATCGATAATTTCCCTCGGAAGACCAACACTCGGTAAAGAGTGAAGAGGGCCAACCAAAAGCGAATCACCGACGTATCCCCACCTTTAATCCTAATACGATGATTAGCAGGTATCAGCCGGGGAAGACCCCCATGAGATACCGAGACCGCGCAGCCAGCATCGCGGGAAGACGGTAGTGGTTCCCCAGAGATTGCTCTTAATAAAATTAAGTTGCAAGCCTTGAGGTACACCGCCGCCCCCCGTTGACCCTGTCTGCGGACCAACGCAACGACGAATCTAGCGTATACAGTAGCGGCCTTAACCCAACTAGTGGAAGCTGACCCTACGATCAACGGAATCACTCTCACGAGCAATCCCGTCAATCGCGAAACGCTTTTTACAGCGTTCTGCCAAATAGACGAAGCAGTTTTCAACTGTAAAGTTGTAGCTGTTTTCATTATAATGATTAATATTTTACCCTTAATCACCATAACCCGGACCCTGGATCCGTACCCAGATAAATT